AAGGCTTCCGATACATCCGATTATGTCGATGGAGCCAGGTATTTAAATGGTTCAGTTATGACCAATGACTTGACTTTTTGGGTTTATACCGCCACACCAAAAACTGGGACATACACACATTCGGTAATTGACATTAGTAGTGTACCTACAGAGCAAGCGATAAAGGCTGCGTTTAATACCACCACCCCATCGGGAACATACGTAACCTTTGAGGTTGCCTTGTCAAATGACTCTGGTGTAAATTACGGGGCATGGACGGCATACACCAGCGGTGAATTGGTGGTTGCTGCCGGTGTAGACAAATCTACAGATCGTCTTAAATGGAGAGCAATTTTATCTACTGTTGTTGATAGTGCCTCACCTAGTCTTGATGATGTTACATTGAGTCTGACTTACGGAACGGTAGGGGATTGGACATCGCCTGTTTATGATATAAGCAATACACCTGTAACCGCAACCATGACCTATACCAAGGGAACACCTGCTAATACCACTTGCAATGCGTATGTGCGTGGTAGCGGAAATGGCACGATATTTGGTGATTGGCAGGAGATACTGACAAGTGGTGACCCAATTCCACTACAAAGATATTTGCAAGTTAAAGTGACCCTGACCTCTACCGATTTAACAAGCACACCGACATTTAGTGATTTTGTAATATCCCATAGTACAGGGTACACCGTTGCCAACAAATTAGACATATCGCCATTGGGCAGGGTAGATAACTTGCTATCCGGTAATAGCGTGTGTTTTTGCAACTATGAAGATTGGTGTTTAACCACCGATGGTTTAAGACCATTCCTATTATATATAACCGATGATACCCAAGAGGTAGATACCGCACAGGCAGGGGGAGCATTAAGTATTACACTAAAGGCGGGGGCAAGTGCGGTAAATAATTTCTATAACAATGCCTTCATAACCATCACGGGTGGCACAGGAGAAGGGCAGACAAGATGGATAAGCGGATATGTAGGAGCAACCAAGGTAGCAACTGTATCGGCGGCATGGGACACTCAACCCGATGCAACCACCACTTATTCCATAGGTTCTGCAATTAAGGTTAGGAATTTAGGCGTAGACCCCCCTGAGACTGCCCCTAGCGGTGTAGCTGGTGATTCAGGTAATCCCAATGGCGCATATAAACTAATGGTAACATACGTCAACGCAGACGGTGTGGAGAGCAATCCTAGCCCTGCCAGTGAATTAGTGACCGTATCCGGCAAGATGATAGTGTGGACTATACCAACCGATTCAAGTACGGGCAATACAACGGCAAAGCGAAGGTTATACAGGACAGCAGCGGGTGGTGCGGTATATAAGTATTTGAAAGAGGTAGCGAATAATACTTCCGCTACATACATCGATAATCGCTCTGACGCAGCATTGGGCAGTTTGATGCTCGATAATAATAATGTCCCACCTTCGACTTGTTCACTTATATTTACATTTACCTCTTATGTTTTCTATGTCACGGAGCATTATTATGTGAGGTTCAGCAAGGCGGGTGCGCCTGACCAATGCCCCTATACCGAGTATGATATACAGGAGATAGCATTTCCCGATGAAGTAACCGATATGCGGTCAAGCCCTATTGCGTTGATATTCGGTGGAGAAAACTTCTTGGCCTCCGTTACAAGTAACGGGGGGTTTATATTCGATTCAGACCCGACAATAGACACCACCACCATGAAGATAGTAGACACACATGGAGGGTTGAGTTATAGGGCAAGTGCCATGTGTACGTCGCCTAACTTAAAGTCAACGCTAGTGGTCAATACCAATGTCGGATTACGCAGTATCATACCTGGATTACAGGATAATTCGGTGGAGTCTGTTCCTTTTAGTAAGAATATGCAGAAGTATTATGACAGGAGTATAAACAGGGAACAGGCGGCAGCGGTATTCTACAACAATTACTATATCTACTCCTTTGAGTACATGGCAGAGGACGCATCAGAGAGCGAATATTTAACCTTTGCCTATGACTTTAGGACTGAACAATGGAATGGGCCGTGGACGTTTGGAATGAGTGCCTACACCATACAGGGGAATGACCTGTACGCAGGGGATACCGCTAACGGCAAAGTGTATAAGATGTTCACGGGTAATACAGATGCAGGATCGGCAATAGTGATGGAGTGCGATATGCCAATGAGAGCACCAGGTAGTGAAGCCGGAACCTGTAAATTCAAGCGGCTCATGGGGATAATCCACGGTGACAGCACGACCACGGACACACTGATAAAGCCCAAGGTGGACGAGGCCGAGTGCATTATCCCGCTGGGACCCCTTGCGACCACATTCACAGGTGACAAGCGGCCGGGACACGATTTTATCCGCACCCGAAAATACGGGATCGGCCTACCGAGAGGGCATACCTATTCTTTGCGGATAGTGGATGATAGTGTGAATCCGCTGAGAGTAATGAAGATAATCACGGAATACGAAGTACTACCGTTACGAAATTAGGGGGTGACACATTGGCTAATTCGGAAACAAAGGATTTATATGAGATTGGTGGAGCCTACTACTATGATGACATAGGTACGAAAAGAGCAAGTGCAGATGACCAAGCGGCATATCTTATTGGACAAGCAACAAGTGACCCTGCTAATACCACACTGGCAGATATGGGCTATGCAAATCCGCAAGGTGGTTGGGCAGGCACAGACACAAGCAGCACAGGCAATGGCCTTATTTATAGTAATGATTATAGTAATAATGATGACTATACTCCCATGGGTGATACAAGGTCTAAATATGGAAACACCGAATGGACAGGGATGGGAAACCTGTATAATCTTCCCGATGGTTCTAAACTGAGATATGACGGTAGTACGGTAGGACTCATATCTGCTCTTAATAAATATTACGGTGAGGGTGGTTGGAGCGATGGCAAGACACCCGATTCTTTCCCTAAGTTAAGCACTAGACCGGGATCAGGGCAAGTGCCTAAGTCACCGGGACTATACAAGGACCCCAACGACGGCTTGACCTACGGCTATACCCTGGACAAGAGCGGCAATAGAGTGTGGGGTTCAGCTGGGAACGAATGGGCTTATCCCGAAGATATGAGTGGTGGTGACGCTATGACTTGGAATCAAGCACTTGCCCGTGCGGGTGGACAATTAAACCCTGTCTATGATACTCAGAGGGATAGACAAGAGGTTGCCGCATCACAGAACAGGGAAATGCTACCTCAACTAATGGCAGCTAGATACGGCATGAGTGGTACTAAGGGTGGTAGGATAGGTTCTCAAATAACCAAATCCGTCCAAGCAGAAGGTTCAGCCATCAATGCCATTGAGGGAGAGCGCACTAGAGGCATCAATGAATTAGCACAAGGACTGTATGAGCAGGACCAGGCAAGAGTTGAACGGCAATTAGCATTGCAAGCCGAGCAAGAACGGATAGCACAAGGATGGGCGCAGATAAACAATGCCCAAGCCAATGCAGAGGCAGACCGCAAGATGGCGTATGACTTCCGTTACCTTGATGAAGAACGGTTCTTAAAGACCTACGGATTAAGTAAAGAACAATTCGCCTATGAGAAGATGACGGGTGACAGGGCATTTAATGAAGGTGTGCGCCAGTTCGATACTTCATTGGATTGGGAGAAACAACAGTACGCAGATGATATGGCATATAAGCAAGCAGCATTAACAGCAAGTGGTAGCGGTGGTACTGGTGGTACAGGTGGTAGTGGTGGTGGAGATTTGACCGCCAATCAAGCTGACCAATCCCAACAAGCAGCAACTAAATGGGTAACTGAGCGAGTGAATAATGACCCTAGGTTATTACCCGATGGCTCTAATTATTGGGTGCTTGCTGATGCTTGGAAAAATATGTATGTGCAAATGACTTATGGTAAGTAAGGGGGTGGGATAATGGCTATCCCTTCATGGGCAAGAGAATATATGCAACAGTCTATAGACAATGGGAGCATGGATTATAACAATCTTGGAAGTGAAGCAAAGAAAATTCTCACCCCTAATAAAGAAATAGAGGAAGAAAAGAAAAAGCGTGAAGCGGTTGCGAAATTAAATGAAACATTAGGTAGTGCAACCCGCAACGCACGGAAGATTAGTAATGGTGTAGACCCGTTGCTTGCCAATGTTCCTAGGACAGTAGGTGAAAACCTATTCCTGACCAATGTAATGCCCATTAAGAGTGATGACAATATCGCCAAGAAAGCAGGGAAGGGTGCAGTAAACGCTATTGCTAGCACCCTCGTTGCCCCTGGTGAAGCTGCACGAAAAGGGGCATTGACCCTTGACAGTTTAGTAAGGGGTAAGGGATTACCTTCTTTGCCCAAGAACACCACATTTGCCAAGGATATATTGCCCCAACAGGCATCTAGTAAACTAAGTGCATTTGAGCAAAGTAATCCGTTGGTGGGTGGTTTGGTGAACATGGGTATAGATATTGCCTTTGACCCAACCACTTATATCGGCATGGGTGGAGCGAAGTCTGTATTTTTGCCCAAAGATAAAATGTTGCCACCCATGCCCCCTAAGGTAAAGGGCAGTCCTATTCCTAAAGTAGCAGATGACCTTGATGTAATCCCCGATGATCCTGGTGAGTTCGCAATGTTTGATTTGCAGTCACCAAAAGCAGAACATAAGGGATTAGAAAAATGGATACAAGGCAACAAGATAGCAAGCGATGAAGCTATACGGCAACAGCAACCCGCATATACTAGATTAAATCCATATCTGACACCAGACAACATGGGTAAAAATCCTGTTCATACCAAGACTAATCCTGTTCCTATAACACCAGAACAGATAGCAATTAATAAGGCGAAGTTACAACAACCTACGTTAAACCGTAATGTTGATATGTCCACCTTACCGAATAAATATCCTTTGCCCCCAAGTGCAGATGATCTTATACAAGGGGCATGGGATAACTTGACACCAATACAACAAGCAGCACGGACACAAAAGATAGCAGTTGATAAAATTGCTACTGAGAATGTCGGCAAGCTGACACCCGAACAGGAAATAAGAAGTCTTGCTAAACAGCAAAAGACCATCGTTGAAAGAATCTTGCAAGCTGAAAAAGAAGCAAGGGCAAATGTTGATGCAAGAAACGCCGCCTATTCTGATCCGCAAGCACTTCATGCCAAGGCTCGTGACCCATTAGAAGATTTAAGGGACTTGACCATCATAGCAGCAGGGAAGGTAGTCAGAACAGGCATAACCTTTAAGCAATTCGCTGATGAGATGATACAGCAATATGGTAAGGGAATAGAACCAAACCTTGCTGCATTATGGCACAGGGGGGTGGAATTATCCAAGTCTGGACAGACCACCATAAAATACAACGGCAAGACGCTTGCTGTAACGCTTGATAATAGCACACCTAATACTGTTAATCCTGTTCCAGTAGTAAACGCTTCACAGGGCATCACAGGTGGCAATACATCGAATGTGGCAGGAATCCGCAAGCATATTGAGAATACCAAGAAGGCAACTAAATATGATGGTAATGAACCGGCAAGACAAGCGAGAATAGCGGAGTTAGAGGCGCAATTAACAGAGGCAGAAACAGGGTGGAAACCTGGGCAACCTCTACCCCAAGCATCTAATGAAGTGGTGATGTCCGTTGATAAGGGCAAGGGAATAAAAGATGCGGTATCAGAGGGGTACCATAAAATCTATACTAAATGGTTTAACGATCAACACGGTTATAGGGATTTCACCAACGAAACAGATTCCAATATTGGCAAGATGGCTATGAACACCAAGAATGTGCAGGGTGTCGTTGATTACAACCTTACTGAAAAACTTGTCGATAAGAACGGTAAGGTTATAGGTAAATCCCTGCAAGAGATAGCAGAGTTGATACCTAAAGGGCAAGAAACTACCTTTTGGAATTATTTTGCACATAGCCACAATATTGACCGTGCAGCTAGGGGCAAGAGGGTAATAGGTAATTATAGTTCCGATATGTCCAAGCAAGCAGTAGACGAATTTGATGTTGACTTCCCTGGGTTTAAGCCAATTAAGGAAGAATTGGTTAAATGGCTTCAAGATTTTATGGATACTTGGGGTGTTAAGACAGGGATAGTAGATGAAGATGTGTTCTCCCAATTAAAGCAAGTGTATAAGTCATATTTCCCCACACAACGGCATTTGACCGATGATGTGATGGATAAACTTGACGAAATGGATACCATTATACACCCTGATATAGCGAAGAAGTTTGCCAACCAAAAGACACCCATTGATACAGCAACCGGCTCTAGTGAGAACATTAAGAATCCCATTGAGAACATCATGCAACTTGTTGACCGTACCATACGGACAGCCAAATACAATGAGGTTGGGCAGGAATTATTAAAACAGATACGCACCAATCCCGAAAAAGCAGGTAGATTCGCACAGATACTGCCCAACGGTAAGGGATTCACCATTACCCCCGACATTGTGACAGTGTTAGAGAATGGCAAACCTACTTATGTAAAGATAAAAGACCCTGCGTTATTAGATGCCATGTTAGGTTTACCGCAATCAGTCAATGATGTGAAGTATATAACCACATTAACGCAAGGTGTCAAGGGATTAATAACACAAAAGAATCCAATCTTTGCCGTTAGGAATACCGCCAGAGATGTTTTCACCGCATACGCCTACGGTAGTGAGTCTAATCCCTTGAAGTTCGTTAGGGGTTTAGGTAAGGCGTATGGTGACATAGCAACCGATAGTGCCAAATACCAGAAGTATCGTTCGGTAGGTGGAGGGCAATCAAACTATTTCAAGAGCGATAAAGCAGCTGTTAGGGCAGATGAATTAGTCAACCCTGGTAAAAGAGATGCAGCAGTCAAAGCGTTATCTAAATTGGTGGGTGACGGTCTGCCAGGTAGAGCAGTAACCAAGACAGCGAATGTAGCTATGCACCCGCTTAAATCAATAGAGGGTTTTAATAATATCATGGAAACTGCACCCAGGCTAGCTGAGTTCAATAGGGTGCTAGACAGGACGGGTGATGTCACGGAGGCACTCCACGCATCCGGAGAGGTTACAGTCAACTTCGCAAGGGGTGGTAATAATGCCAAGGCAGTAGACAAGTGGGGCGGTATGTATGTCAACGCATCTTTTCAAGGTTTAGATAGGTTTGTGAGAGCGTTTAAGAGTCCCAAGGCGGCATTGACCACACTAGCAAGAGCAGGGGTAGCAGTAACTGCACCAGACATAGCGTTATACTTTGTCAACCAGGATAACCCTCATTACAATGCGATAGACAACCGTAACAAAGATGCTTACTGGTTGATACCCGACCTACATGACAAAGACGAGAACGGTTACGCTAAAACATTCCACAAGATACCGAAGTCTAGGGAATTAGGCGTACTGTTCGGGGCATTGTTTGATAGAACCATGAGAGCAAGCAAGGGAGAAGAAGATGCTTTCAAAGGATTTGGCAACTCCGTAAAAACAAACTTCCTTCCCGCCAACCCGGTTGAGAGTAGTCTTTATACACCGTGGCTTGCATTAAAAACCAACAAAGACTTTGCGGATAGGCCGATAGTTCCCCAGAGTTTACAGGATGGTAGTAGTAAGTATCTGCAATACGATGACAAAACTTCAAAGATAGCCAAGGCAATAGGGGAATATAGCAACAAAGTAATAGACGGTGGCATATCACCCAAGCAGATTGACTACCTTATTAAGTCCTATACTGGTGTGGTAGGGCAAGTGGTGTTGCCGATGAATGTTCCTGGCGGTAGTCCTGCCAAGGCAGTAAAACAACAGTTCAAGGTTGACCCATTATACAGTAATCAAGCAACAGGCGATTTCTACGAGAAATTAAATGAATTGACAAGGATCGCCAAGGATAAAAACAAGATAGAGAATATCCCAAGCAAGAAGGTAACACCAGAAGAAGATATTAAAAATTCAATGTCTGGTATTAGTCAAGCAATAGGTAGAGGCACAAAAGAGATAAATAGACTTAACGCAAGTAGTGGCCCCGATAAAGATGCCAAGATTCGGGCAATCAAGCAACAGATAGTCGATCTAAGTAAGAGGGCAGTAGACACCAAAAATGCCAAAGAAATGAACCGGATAGAATCTGAGGCAAAAAAAATATTCAAAGATAAGTAGTTTTATTGGGGGTGCATAATGGAGAGTTGCGTTTTCCATGATGATATAAAGGAAACGGTACAGAATCATGAGGTGCGGATACAGCATTTAGAGGTGGTAGAAGCAGAGTTTGGTGCAGATATGAAAGCAATCTGCAACAGACTTGATGATCTGATTACAGTAATTAAGTTTTCGATAGGCACTTTCATTGGAGGTTTGGCTTGTTTCGCCGCTTTCCTTGAGGTGTATAAGTGAGGGGGATTTTATGGATGTGAAGTTTGGGGCAATACAGTCACCACCGGATTATAGGGACTACCTTTATCGGGCTATTTTTAGGGCAGAACCGTTGCCAAGGAAGTATAGCCGTAAGGCACAGATGGGCGCCATGAGGGATCAAGGTGAGTATGGAAGCTGCGTAGGTTTTGCCGGGGCGGCAGTCAAGGATTGTCACGAGAGAATCGTAACCAGTCCTCTTTATCTGTACAAGAAATGTAAGGAGCAGGACGGGATACCTAAAACCGAGGGCACTTATCCCCGCATAGCTATGGCGGCGCTTAAAAATAGCGGGATTTGCCCGGAGGCTGATTTTCCTTACAGCATGATGAACTGGCCGACCATGCCCCAAGTACCAGCCAAGGCAGAAGCGGCCGCCGCCGAGTATAAGATAGGGGCATACGCAAGGGTTTCAACCTTGGACGAGGTTAAACAGAGTGTTTATCGGGATGGACCCGTATTGGGCGCCCTGTTGGTCTGTGACAGCTTTGTTGATGCCAACGATGGATTTATACCTATTCCCGGCGAAAACGGGCAACGGGACTACATCAGGGGCGGCCACGCTATCACAGTGGTGGGATTTAATGATGATTTGACTCATGGCAAGCACAAGGGGTATCTGGAGGTCAAAAACAGTTGGGGGACGGACTGGGGCCAAGACGGTTACTGCTGGATACCTTATGACTTTTTCAATTTTGTGCAGGATGGGAACGTCCAAATGACCTACTGGTTTGAATCCTGGACCAGCGTTGACATCATCACGCCTCCTACCGCATGTAAAGAGGGTTATCTATGGATAGACAAGAACATTGCCGTGCTGGACGGCAAAGAGGTTATGCTTGACCAAGCGCCGACGATAAACCCCAAGACTGACCGCACTTTGGTGCCGATGCGATTCATGGCAGAGCATATGGGATATACGGTGCATTGGGATGGTGGGTTGAATCAAATCCATTTCTTTAGGAGTTGAGTTTATGAACGATACAGTAAGCAAGATACTGTCTCAGGACAGGAGCCAGAAATGGTTTTTCATTATAGCGGGTACGGTATTTTCAGGATTAGCGGCATACCTATTCCTGTTTAGGAGTGGTATCCCTGCTCAGTTAGAGCAAATGTGGTTTGCGGTGATGGCTTTTATAGCAGCAGGTTTCGCCAAGGGAGTGAACACAGCCGAAAAGATTTTGAATAAAGACCTTGACGGTGACGGTGACATAGGGATAGATAATCCTATTGCCCCAACTATCGAGCAATCCTCGGTAGTTGCACAAGTCACACCAGTACAGGAGGTGATCGAGATTGACCCTGAAGATGATCCCAGCAAATATAACCTTCTCCAAACCCCTGTATAATCGCAAGGCAACCAATCGAATAGTAGTGCATCATAGTGTATCTGACCCCATGACATCAGCAGAAACCATACACCAATGGCATCTTGATAAAGGTTGGAGTGGTATCGGTTATCATTATGTAATCCGTAGTGACGGTTCGATACAGACAGGTAGGGGGATAGACTATCAGGGCGCACATACCTATAACTACAATGACGATGGCATAGGAATATGTTTATCGGGTAACTTTATGTATTCCCCGCCGACTGAGTTACAACTACAAAGTCTGGTGGAGTTAGTTAGATACATCAAGGGTGTCTACAAAAAGGAATTGTTACTGCAAAGGCACAAAGACTTAAATCCTACCGCTTGTCCAGGTGATATGTTCCCAATGGACAGAGTGTTGCAAATGCTGTCCGAACCTATACCCAATAATACCTTAATACAGAGGGCATTGGATAACAAACTGATAACACAGTCACATGACATTAAGGAACCGGCAACCAAGGAGTTTGTATTACAAGTAGGGTTAAATATTATAGGAAAGTAGGTAGATATAATGGAGAGCAACAAAACATCACAGGTGATAACCGCAATCGTGGCAGTATTGACTTCGCTCAATGTATTGGTTTTCAACCTAACCGGATTCACCCCGTTCCAAGAAGGACAGATTCTACTCATTGTCAATGGATTCTCAGCCTTAGTGATAGTTCTTGGATATTGGTGGACAACATACCGTAATGCCAAGCTAGAAACTGAATTGGCAGAGGTAAAAACTGAGTTAATTCGGGCGAAAATAGACTAATCAATTCTAAGGTGTCTAGCATCGTCATAGACGAAAGAAAGCCTCCCAAGGACATAACAGTCCAAGGGAGGTTTTTTCTCGTTTTAGGAGCGATGTGGGAAGGGTGTTTTAAAACGGAGCGTCATCGTCGATTCTAATTTCTTTCGATATATCATCCCAATTTTCTTTGGGTTTTGATTTCCTGTCTAATACTTTAACAGTATTACCCTTTACTGACCAGTATGTCTTGCCATCATTACCCTTATTACTTTCGTGGGAGCCTGCTACCATTACGCTTGAACCTTTGACAATATCCTTTGCCAACCATTCGGCCTGTTTACCGAACACAACCACATTAAACCAATCGGAATCTTTGTCCTTACCTTTGTTTACACCCACCGAGAATTTACACATGGGTTTGCCATCCCCGTAATAACTCAATTCTGCGTCCCTTCCTGCGTTGCCGATAATTGTGATCTGATTATAACTCGCCATTAAAAATCCCCCTATATAGTGCGTATTCGTGTTTAGGTATCCTTATTGCTTGTGCTAACTTGGGTAATGCCTTGTTGATGGTGTTGTAGACTGTTTGCCTTGAACAACCAGCTATCTTGGCAACGTCTTTATCATTGGTTCCGTTGATTAGATATTCTTTGACTACAATCCTTTCTTTGTCCGTCAGTACGCCATTTGCTTTGTTAAATTGGTAGACAAGGGTTTCAATCACCAACATTTCCTGCTCGATTGCTTCAAGGGTATCATCGTAAATTTCTATCAATTTATCTCGATAGGTATCAATAATTGCGGTTTCTTTTCTGCCAGGCTCTGGTGACACACCAGGCATCCCTGACAGTACATGATTGCCGACTGCCATCGACAGTAAAACCGCATCTGATATAGTACGGTTCTTGATAGCATCGTATTGTTTTTTAAGGTTGGCGTGTTTCACTTCTGCCATTTTGAGATTACGAAGGATAAACTCTACTTCGTCCCTACCTATATATAAATCGTTACTCAATAGATCCCTCCAAATCTTCAAGTGTCTCAAACAGTAAGGTTTCCGCACGGCAGTAATTGTCGTGTAAATGGTAATGATATAGACTCTCTTTGTCGAAGTAGTTTTCCGCTGCCTCAAACGCTGATTTGACGTGCCTCGCTGCATCTGCCACATTGCGAAGTAGGGTTAGTTCTTCCTTTAATTTATAGTTTTCTTGCAATATTTCGCTAATCTTATAAATTCCTGCCATATATTATCCCTCCTGCTCTTTTTTACTTTGTAGCATCTTGCTTAATTTGTCTGCCATCGCTTGTATGTCGGCCCGTTGTTCTGGAGTAAACTTGTCCATAATCTTCTCTTTTTCGACGTACTCCTTGAGTTTGGTCAGGTCGTAGTATTCTTTGGGCCAGCTCATTCCTGCCCCTCCTTTAGATACCTGTCGCAGTTTTCTTGGGAGCAATTGTTGTAGTTAAGGTCTATATCGTCGTCCCACTCAAATTCCTCGGACTCCTTAACACCAAAGGTAAAGACGATTGAATCATCAGATAAAAGTCTTTCTAAGTCATACTGGATTTCATCGAAACTCTCATAATCTCCGTTAATATCCACAACATACAGCTCTGCCTTAAATACTTTTGCCATCCTGCCCCTCCTTCGCCTTGTCGTACTCATCGAGAATGCGCTTCAGGTCGAAAAGATGGCGTATATACTGATACATCTCGATAGGTACCAATGCCCTCGCCGCATCTGCCACTTTGCGGAGCTGGGCGTTTTCGGCTTCAAGGTCAAACGCCGTATCTATGGCGTTATCTAACTTCGCCTGTAGCGCGGCGTTGCTCTCCTGGTACTGCCGCCCCTGCTCCTGCATGGTCTCGCAGGCCATTAAATCCCTCACTCACTTGCCCTCGCTTTCCAGTATTTTTATGCCCTCATTTTTAATAATAATTTTCTTAGCGTGGGCAGAGGTAGCAAAGCTATTATTATATGTGGCTACTTTCCATGCTGGCCATTTTAACTCAATTTCTTTCCTAATAGATTTATAATCTACTGAGTATCCTTTGTCCCTGCTCATCTCTCGCCCTCCCCATCATCTATGAGTTCCAATCCCGCACAATCAAGGAAGAATGTCTGTAAATCCCTTTGGCGCAAGGTGTGGTCAACATAGCAGGACACCATAGTGCCGACATACCCTATGGTAATGCCAATCAACAATGAGTACACATCCAATTAACTAACCCCCAATATCATTCTCATTTTTGGTAGTGATTCTATCCAGTCACAGTATATTTGCCATTCTTCAAGTCTATGGTGTCTGCGTTGCCCGTATATGGATTTTAATTGCAGGTAGTTAGTAACTGTTCCTGCTGTGAGTTCAAGCCCCATAGGGCAGTTGGATATGATCTGCTGAAACAATGTCTTGCGGTAGTCAGAGGTAATGTCTTGTTCGTTGTACTGAGCTATCATGCCCCGCATAAGTTCAATGATGGTAGGATGGACATACTTGTTGCATTGGGTGTCTATGTCCATCTTTAGTATTCGGTGCATCTTGCTTTGGCTTGATACAATGTCATGGAAATGGTATCGCTGCCATTGTAACCACCAATACTGCGGTGCAGTTATATCGCATGATACCAGACACCCTTTGAGCCATGTGTCATGCCCTGTGCCCGATGGTACAGATGCCAACTTCACCGCACGATCAATGTCTGATTGTTTTATCCTGTTGTGTTCAATCCTTGTTTTCATGGGAAATCCCGATGCTCTTATGGCATTGTCAACATTGAATGTCCATGTGTTCTCAATTTTCAATTCATAAAACCCCCATCCATATAAGGATAAATGCGGTAATCAACCCTGCTAGGTAGCCCGCTACAAACCCGATACTATATTCCATCTACTTTTCGCCTTTCATATATGCCTTAGTAGCAGCCGGTCTACTCCATGTCCGTGCAAACTGTTTCCATTCTTTGCTATACTCAATAGGTTGTTCTGGTTGATATAATTGGGCGAATGGCAATGCACCTGAGTTATATACTGCTTTTAACCTTGCTTTATTCTCCGTTCTATCGTCACCTATCAGGACGTAACACCTAATGTGGTTCTGACTAAATCCTGCATCCCTAAGTTTACGGATTGCCTTGGTTGAAGTTTTTATTGCGCCCTTGGTATCGCAAGCCAACCATAATTCCTTGATGCGCAATTTCCGCATTTCTTCTACGTCCCAATCTGTTAGACGATTCGCCTCCAATCCCCCGACAAATCGGACTTCCTTTTGGGTGCGCAGCATATCATATACCTTTTGCCTATGACACTTACTGCAAGCTAGAAAGTTGTTGTCTTGGATTGTATTACCCTCTGCTATGGGCAATTCCCTAATCTTCCCCTCTCTTTTGGGAACAAAACAGAATTTACAGTTATTCGGACAACCGCGACTAGTGAAGGTGATCCCCTTTCTAACGTACATCCCTGGCACAAAATCCCCCAAAGAATCATCATAAGCAGGGCCACTTAGTTTTACTTTAGACCCTATTGCCCTCCATTGTTCGGCAAGGTATTCAGCGTAATTCTTTTGCCAAGTGAACACACAAGATATATGGACTTCATCATGGGGTGGTATAAATAATCCAGGTTCACCGATAAAAGTATATTCATCTGTTGGGGTATTACTTGTTTGTTCGCAAAAGACTCTAATGATCTGTTTTATTTCTATCCCTCACCCTCTATAAATCCCTTTGGTGGCATTACAAACATGGGATTGTCGTAAACATCCCTCTCCCAAGGGTCTGATGTTCGTTTTGCCAACATATCCAATACGGCATTTGCTTCAAATTCGCTCTTGTATCTGCCTAAGTAATATTCTTTACTACCTGTAACAACTCCCCATATAACAGGGTTTTCCGCGTCTTGGTTAAAGCGGAATCCCGTGCAATCAATTAACATGGTTTCGTCTTGACTCCTAATCCACATCTATTTCACTCTCCTTACTCCTAATAAAATGACTACACCCGTAAACCTTAATGATCGTGTAGGTGTAGTCATCACTCGGCACATATATATCCATCTCTCTTGACTCTGAATAAGGGTGTCCCTCTATCTGTCTATCCCCGTCCCTTCGGTGAAATGCGCACCCTCCATCTTCATCCAATAGCGCAAACGCTCTAGCGCAATCCCAACAAAGACTGTCCTGTTTATTTTTGTCCATGCCTTAATACCTTAACTTGCTCTTGCATATAATCGTTGTAGTATCGGCAAGTATCCAACTCAGCTTGTAACACCTTAATTTTGTTGATAATCTCCCTCATATAAAAGAGGGTGTCCATCTGTTCTTCACAAGCAGCTTCAACCGCTTCAATCAATGTGCGGGGATTGTCCTCTAGGTGTTTGCCGTATTTGTCATATCCCTTTGCTATCTGCTTGTCCATTATCGCTATAATCTCATCCCGATACTGCAATCCGTATATCCTCCTTGTATGGCTCTAATTTTTCACGCATTACTTTTAACCTATAAGATATAGCTTGGTATGTAATGCCGTATTTATCGCCAATTATTTGTGTTGGTGCGGGTTGGTCTTGTAACAAATAAAACCATTTAAGTGTGTCTATCTCCACTTGTTTCAATCCATACCGTTTAAAACTGTCTATAAACTTTAGTGCATCTTCTACCTCAAATTGGTCAGTATGTTTATCTGGTTCGGAACCGATTAATATTTCCCAACCACCATAATCTACCCAACCTGCCCCTAAATCTTCCAAGTAAAGTTTATTGTTGGGGCCTACATATCGAGTAAGGCACATTGATAGGTACCCTCTCATGTACTGGTAAGTAAATGTCCCTAATGTACCCTTAGTGGGGTCATACCTTTGAATAGCACGACAATATCCCTCAGCGCAAACACCCATTATATCTCCATATTCCAACCTAGGGTATTCGATTCTGTTGCGCTTAACAAAACTATATAACAACTTTATATTGTCGTTTGCCATCTCTAATTGCTCAGGAGTTAGCTTTGTTAAAGGTTTTTTCGACATTCCTTTCACTCCGTATCTGTTCAGCTAATTCGATATTCAGCTTTATTTGCACATCTAAACTGTGTTCTAATTTTGCTATATGCCGTTCATTATCGTCTATTACCCTGCGTAACCTTGCTATTTCCGCTTTATTGTCAAACAGTGCGTCAGTTTGCATAACTCTTTCGCTTTTTTCCTTTCTTTTTAATAGGTGTGGGAATGGTCTGCTCTATATTGCATTTCTTTAATACGTCTGATTTTGGGACACGGTATCGGTTCTTTGCCTTGTCTTGGCAGTAAAAAACCACTCCTTCATCTTCAAGAGTGGTTAGAATCAGGCTTCCAGTTAGGGTCTGTTGGCCTTTATTAAACATTAAGACTTGCAATTTAACACTTCCTTTTATATATCAATCCTCTATAAACTCACCATTCACCAACTTATACCATGTGTTAGCCTTGATAATCTCGCCGTCTACTTGGGCAGATTTAACACATATCGGTTTATAATATGTTATGTCCCATTTATACTCTGCGAGGGTGATCCAACAACCAAGGGAGGCTTTGATTCTGTTGTTAATTCCGATAGCCGCCCCGACTGAATTTGAACCCGTGATTTCTAGTTGGCTGGAGTCTCCTGATGCCATTAGTCGGCTGCAATCTCCTGATGCCATTAGTTGGCTGTAGTATCCTGATGCCGCGAGTTGGCTGCAATCTCCTGATGTCGCGAGTTGGCTGCAATCTCCTGATGCCGCGAGTTTACTGGAGTCTCCTGATGCCATTAGTCGGCTGGAGTGTCCTGATGCCGCGAGTTTACTGGAGTCTCCTGATGCCGCGAGTTGGCTGCGGTATCCTGATGCCGCGAGTTTACTGGAGTCTCCTGATGCCACTAGTCGGCTGGAGTCTCCTGATGTCGCGAGTTGGCTGTGGTATCCTGATGCCGCGAGTATCCTATCATTTTCCCCGCCCTCTTTTTTGCACTTTTCTAACAAAAAATCTACACTTGCCTTAACGAATCCCGATATGCCCAACTTCGCACCGATTTTTATTTTAGTAGTGCATACCTTGGAATCACTGTCATTGGTTTGAGTTTCGCCCAATGCCTCAACCTTGGCAAATTCGCTTTCGCAAAGGTTGTAGTAATTAAGCGTATCCAGCGGATTTTCACAGAAATGGAATCCGCTCTCGCATATAACCGCCTTGTCTGTTTCGTACGTCTGTTCTTCCTCAAACTGGAATCCCCGGCAAGTCATATCCTTCTTAAATGCCTTATATCCTTTAATTGGCATTTTTACTTCCCCCCCTCCATTAAACTCTTTACTCCCATCATGGCCAAGGCGTAAGCATCAGCCACATTATTGTCCTTTGCCTCATATCCCCACTTCTTCAAGACTTGCTGCATCATTATGTCTTTGGTTGCATTGCCCTTGCCGGTGACAAATTTTTTCAACTCGTTAGGTGATACTTCCATCCAGGGAATGTGCATTTCATTTTTCATTACATGAAGTTCCTCACGGATTCGGTATCCAAGGTATGCTGTTTCAAACAATCCCCTGCCCCTGCTACCATAACTAAATCCTTCTATGACTATCATATTAGGGGGAAGATACCATCCAACGTCATCACAAATGTTGCCGATCTCGTTTGTGATGTCCTCAACAATCGACAATACCCTCGGTATGATGTCCCAATTCGGATGATTCTTCAATGTCTTGGCGATTATAACTTTGCCATCATGCCATGCAACCAATCCTGTACCCGTTAATGACGGGTCAATCCCTATTACAAGCATCATTCTTGCCCCCTACACACATCAGTATAGAATCGTATAGCCATGGCTCCCACTTGGATACACTCTTTTCTTAGGTATTCATAGTCCATTTTGCCCGGTTTTTGTTTGACTTCCGCCCATAGTTCGTCCACTTCTTCTTTAAGTATGGCGAATCCCTCATGGGGTGAGTTCATAGGTGGGTATCGTCTGGTGGCATTGAAGTATTCCGTACCCATCTCCGCTATCGCTTCGCTAAAGTATTTTGTATTATTAATCTCTAATCATCTCCTATTCAAACAAGACTGATTGGTCATCATCACAGTATGTCTTATCTTCGTGATATTTACGTCCCTGTCCGTGTATCCACCAATCAAACATTTCTTCGCCATTTGTCCAATGCCCGTAGATTGGTTTGCCGTCTGCTATGCGTTTCTCGCAAGCACGGATGCAAGCCCTTCTGTATCCATCTGCTATCTTAGGCCAACGCTCCGCTTGTTTGGCTTGATTGGCGTTAGGACAGCATACACACCCCAACCTTTTCCAACCCTCGTCATATAGGGAGCAGTATGGTATGTTGTAACCTCTTAAAAACTCCCATACATCGGCATCTGTCCAGTCTATAATGACGTTGACATAGTTTTTATTACTCCCTGCTACTTGACAATTCTCAACCATCCTCCGTTTAGACCGCTTAAAACTCTCTGCTGACCGTATGCCCGTAACTACGGTTCTGCCATCACCACCACGCTCTTTAAGGATTCGACAACAATATCGCATTTGTCGCAACGGTGGCATACCGTTTTCAACTATCAACTTCCACATGGTCTTTTCGGGATGATGTATTTCTATCTCTGGATGGGCCTTAATGTGCCAAACTACTTCGGGTGGGTCTACAGTAGTTAATTGGTAATGTGCATCGAATTTGCAACCACTCATTTTGGCAAGTGCCAGGATAGTGTCTGAGTCTTTGCCTCCTGAGTATGCTAGATAATACCCTTCCGGTGGTTCAAACGCCTTGAGTCTATCTATCACTATTTGTACCTTGTCCACTCTACCGAATAAGGTATCCTCAACTAATGCCACCTCTAATAATCGCCTCCCTTATAATCTGCCTGTCCTTATCAAAAACAAGAGGGATACTTAATCCTGCCTGACTATCCCTTGCCTTGTCGATATAGAGCCGGTAATTAAACGGCTCGAAATCTTTTTTGTAAATTCTTCGCATTTCATCTGCGGTATCTTCATCTGTCGGTAGTAACTTCAACATTAAGTCACACTCGTTTTTCATGCGCTTTGCACCTTGCAAACTTCCATCCTCATTGAGTTGCACTAGTACCATTGATGCTACGTCCAGGGTTTGCGCTAGTAACTTCTGCGTCTTGATTATCTGTTCCAATACTTGCCATTCCTGCAACTTCGGGTCTGATTTCTCCATCCTTCCAACGTAGTCAAGGATAATCATATCCATGTTGGTCTGTAACTTGGCCTTTCTGCCTAAAATGGTCATTATATTAGGTGTTAAATTTGGCGTGTAGGCCGTGTAAAATCCTGATTTAGCAAGGAGTTTATAACCTGTTTCTACCTGATACTGTTCAGCATCCCTAAGTGATCCTACTCTGATTTGCTGTAAAGGCATTTGGGACAAGATGCTACCCCACCGATACGCTATCTGCTTGGGTGACATTTCGGTGTTGATATACAGTAGCCTGTTTTGAGATTCCACACACACGGCATTGGCAGTATTGATGGCAAATGCAGTCTTGCCGTGTCCTGTTTCGGCTCCTAGAATGATTAAATCCCCCGGCTTGTACCCTAGTGTTAAGACATCAAGTGAGGGGATTCCTGTTGGTACACCTTCTAATGGCACTTGGCCTGTAAACGCCAGGTCATCCTGCATGGCTCTCCATTTGTCTACATTGGCCTGTACCATTTCTATTCCCAAGTTTGCTATATCTTGACCGGATTCTATGCCCCCTTCATCGGTATCCATTGACAAGGTTAAAGCGTCCATTGATAGTCTGTTAATGATTCCGTCCACATCGGGATTATTGCTGTTTATCTGCTCTTGATATTGGAGCATCAACCGCTGAAACTTCCTGCCCTTTGATGCTTTACGCACCCTGTCTATCCAATACTTGATATTCTGATCATCAATATGGTGTTCTGCTATCCATTGGACTTCCGCTATGCTATCCCTGTTTAACGCACCTATATCCATCATCTCACGAACTAACTCGGCGTAGGTTGGTTTTGCTCCTTTCCTATATATACTCCTTGATAATGTGTATAGGGTTGCATGAGTGGGAACACTAAAATCATCAGCGGTAAGGGTGTTAAGGGATTCTACACAGGCCGTGTCGGAATGTAACATACCGCTTAATACCCGCTGCTCGGATTCTGTATCTGTAATATATTGCAACCGTCTATGATTCCTCCTTCTTCCAACCTTCATAATTCTCTATAGTATTCTGTAAAGCCTTAATGCTCCAAAAAGAATTTTCGTCGTGACACGCTCCGAAGCCCACTACGTCCCTCGCCGCCTCCACCACCTTGCGGAGTTTAACAACCTCGGCCTCTAGCTTACGAATGTATATCCTCTCGTTATCACCCTTCTGCCAATTAAGTATCATCTCTCGCCCTCCTTATCTAGTTCGGCAAGGGTTTTCCATACGAATTTACATAAACTATCTTTATTACTATATGGATCCCTTTTCTCGTCCGGACATTTACAAGCTAATTCGCATATACTACAAATGCAGGGATACCCTTCTGTTGATTCATCAGTTGCTACAATCCGCAAATCAGCATTTAACCCGTCAATAATTTTTTCTAGGTAATGGTTGGTTTCTATGGCTTCATCCAATCCCTCGGTTATAGATGTAACCATCAGCTTTAACCGCTCAACCTCGGCCTCCAACTTACAAACCTTCTCCATGTGTTGTTTTGCCACTTCCCGCCAATCCGCAGCCTCAGCCTCGGCCTCAGTTGCCCTTTCCTGCCATGTATAAGCTAAATCTATAATTTCACTAACTTCTGTACCCCTCATATCATCCTCTCCTGCCGTTCCTTGTCTAATGTCTTAGGTTTGGGTGCAGGGTTCTTCCGTTCCCATGCCAGGATAGTCAAATAATCGCTAGCGTATTTCCTGCCCGTGCTACCCTTATATAGGTTGAGATTGTCTATCCTGTCCTCCGTCCCTGTTACCCCGAATTGCTCTATCAGTTTAGCGTGTTCCTGCTCTGTCATGGTCACATATTCGGCATAGCGTACCTTCTTAGATCGTTTGGGTTTCTCAACAGTAAAGCACTCCCCTTCGAGTGCTTCAATCTTGACCAGTATGCGGTTCACCAAGTCTTTCAGTTCTTCCAATTTATCCATTATACCCTTCCTGCCATGATATCTTTGGTGTTAATGATCATTTAACTAACCTCCTTCTTGGGGTACTGTTTCATCGTTGCCAATAGTGCTAATCCTTGTTCTCTGCCTAATTCATCCAATGCCTTGACGTTATACTCGGCTGCGGCAAAGTCTAGTAATTCTTCATCCGTCATATCTAAACTCTTGGCGGTAGTTTTGATAACCTCAACCATTTTGTTGACATTAAACGGTGGGGCTTTCTGTTTATCTGGCACTTTGGTTTGGGGCTTGATTCTGGTTTCACCCTTTCCATGTTGGTTGGTGTTATCTGAATCCTTGGTGTCATCAATGGCGAACAGTCCGTTGAGGGCATATTTTCGGGCATAGGATGATGCTGCTCCTGTTACCTGGCTGCCATCCATCCCTTTCTTGTTTTCTTCTTCTCTAGCAAATGCCTGTACGCTATATAAGTCCGTGCTTTCCGTATCGCTCAAAGTAACTCTCGCCTTGATATAGTACCTATCCCCTACCATCACCACATCATCAGATATGTTTAAGACGGTCTTGGTTTCCAGCAATAGGGGTTTGACCGCTTCGAGAATGTCCTCGGCGTTGCGGTATGCGTATTTACCGAATGAATTATACTGGCTTTTGGGTGCTTTTAGTTTGGATTGGATAATCAGTAATTTATCGTAGATATTCAATTATTAACCTCCTTAGGTTTAACAACAAACCATTGTTGTTTATTGGGTGGTAACTGCCTAGAGTTTCTCCAATCTGCTACAGCTTTTTTGCTAACACCCTGTAATTCTGCTATCTGTCGGTCAAACAGACCTGATGAATACATGGCCCATCGTTGTTTGTCTACTATTGGATCGATCATGACTTACATCCTAAGTCACACCATTCTGCAACATTACAATATGATTGGCATTTCCTGCCCTGCCATCTTTCGTCCATGCTACACGGTGGTGGTGTTTGTCTGTTTTCTAATGCGGTTAAGAGGGCATCTCTTTTTGCGCGGAAGTACGCTAGAACCTCGCTATCGTCCATATGTGGGACTTCGATCAAATATGCGTTCTGCTTTACTCCCCTGGTAGTGGCCATCTGTATACCACCATCTCTTACCGCAATGTCAAGAAACATCATCTTAACGGGGAAACCTGAATCCTCTAACATTAAACGGTACATGTTTAACTGGAGTTTTTGCTCTGTCAGGTCTGGAACACCTTGACGGGGCATCTTTTTTGTCTTGACTTGGCCTTTTTTGGGGCCTGTTTTGTAAACTTCGCCGGTGGGTTCGTTCACCATTTCTATCCCTAGGCATTTCATTACCTTGTAACTGCCATAGGTTTTAGAGTCATAAAGGCATTGATCTTCGTAGTAGTCAAAGGCTCCAGTGATACCTTCCAACTCTAATCTAATCTCGCCTATCTCATTATCAGCGGTGTATTTGTCCAACTCGGCGTGTGCCTTAGTTCCGATGATCCGGAATATGGCATCTTGGGGATTGATATAATAAGGATGGATGATTTCTAAATATGATTCTCTTGTACCTTTCAATAACTGCGTTACTGAGGGTTTGCCGTTCCATACCCTGGCATCGGCTATCATCCGCAAGTTACGGAGTGCCATGCACTTCTTTGCAGGGTGTTGGTCTGCTATGCGGCAACCTTGGAAACATTGGTCAAACGGTATAGATTGACCGTCCGTACATATAAATCCAATCTGACCCAACTAGTTCACTTCCTTTATATGTATCTCCGCTTGTCCTCGCCTGTCATATCTTTCAATTTATCTCTCCCTGCTTGCCCCGGCTCAATGGCTCCAGGTATGCGGCTCGGAAGGTCGGCTCCGGTATTCTCTTTTTAAAGAACATTGTCAACGGTAATTTTTACCTTAACAATTCACATTGTAATGCTATGACATTATATTGTCAACAACTTTTTATGTTTTTTTCATTTTTTCAATACTAAATAATTAATAAATAAGAAAAAGCAGGGTTGCCCCTGCTATATTTTTTGCCTTATTTGCTTTTATTTATCCAGTAACCTTATCTTGCCAATTAGGTCAGTCATAGATATATGTGTATATATCTGAGTGGTTGAGATGTACGAATGCCCAAGCAGCTTACCTATATCCACAATAGACATTCCCTTGTTCAATAACTCTGTGGCGAATGTATGCCTTAAGCTATGGGGATGCACCAGTTTCTTATCTGCTCCATCCTGCAAATAAACTTTAGCCCGTTTGCTAATCGAATAAACCATCTCGCAGATGTTTCGGGCAACCGATTGCTTGCCCTTGAAGGTGGAGAACAACCATTTACTCTCTGGTGCAATCTTTAACCATTCCCTTATACAGGCTTCTACCGTGTTGCTCATAGGTATATATCGGTCTTTGCCACCCTTACCCATTTGAATGTATAGGGTATGTCTATCAAAGTCTATATCTGCCTTAGTCAGCTTTGTTACCTCTGATATACGCAGACCGCACTTTAACATAACCATGATTATTGCCATTTGTCGCTTGCCTGTTATGGTTGATGTGTTTATAACTGATAAGAATTGATCCACCTGGGATGACGTTAGCACTTTGGGCAGCTTGCGGGATGGTTTTGGTTTTTCCTTTTCCCTGGCTAACTCCGCTGCTTGCCGTGCCAGTTCCCTTAATTGCTTTATGTCCATATTAGATAAATCCATATGTTTCCCTCCTTACTTGCTACGCCGGATTAAGGCTCCGGCTGCCTTATTTGCTTTAATTATTTAATACAACCGTTCTACCACCAACGATAGTATATAAGGTGTAACCGTCCTTGCGGTACTGATCAATTTTAACTTGTGCCGATTTTCTAATCCCTTGTATAGTGGTGCTGCCTGGGTGGTGCTGAATATGCGATGTTCCGCGCACCTTAAACTCGACTACCTTATATTTCGGATATTCAACATAGTCGACGTACCTTTGCGCTAAAACTGTGTAGTATTCGTATTTATTTTCCTTCATTCCAATCGCCCCTTCCTTACTTGCTTCAATAACTGCCTTTTCCAATCTGTTCATTACAATTCCACCTTTCCTTATTTGCTATATGTCGTAGTCGTATTCTTCGGTTGGTATAACTATTTTCCCTAGGGCGTGATTGATAATTTTCAACCTATTGGCATATACCGTTGCGCCGTTCTCTAGGTCGATTAATGCTGAGTCTGCTCGGTTGTATTTGTCCAAGTTATTTGTTTCGATATATACCTTACTTGCTCTATGCCGTGGTTTGCAGTTTATAGTTAGTTCTATATCTTCTATTGGCAGTAATATATCCCCATGTTGAAAATACATTTTTATTCCCCTTCCTTAATCGCTAAAATTTGATTATGCTTGCCAGATAACTCGCTGCTATTATCGCTCCAATACCTATGATCCAATATACACCACATACGCTGAGTGCCAATAATAAATCTTCCATGCCTTATCCCCTTTCCTTATTTGCTTGGATGGGATAAGATATAAGTGGTTGGGTTTATACCTTATCCCTTATTAGATTAGGCTTAGATTGCACTCTCGGCCTTTTCTATTTCCTGGTTAAACTGATCCCGTAGTTCCTGGGCCTTGACTTGCCATTCAAGCATCTTCTTAAAATTGCCTTTTTGAAAATAGATGTACACTTTATTCTCTGCATTGGAAACCTTCTGGTATAGCTTTAACTGCTCTCTTGTCATGCCGTTTACCTCTCTTTCCTTATTAGTCGTTAATCATGTAGTTACTATTTACTCACTAATCCTAATCTTCATCTTCGCTATCATTTTTATTAGTCAATATACCTATGTCTTTCAAGAAGTCTATATCTTCCTGGTTCCAACTGTCCTTATCTTCGTTATACATTTCAAGCAATTCGTTGGCAAAGCCTTCGTAACCGTGATAAGGAGTGTTATAAAAGGATTCCAATTTATCGCCGTTCATCATTGCGACTTGGCATTCATCGTTGACAAAAAACACGTTACCGGAATTACGGTTCATCATTATTTGCACTCCAGAATCTTCAAAGTCTACAGGGAAACCTTGTTCGCATGATGCTATTAGCAATTCAGCTGCTAATTTTCTCTCTCTCCATCCAAAGTCTGCTAAGTTGGTGGTGGTCATTTCGTTACTCATTTCCATTACCTCTCTTTCCTTATTTGCTGTTATTTTTGATTCTTCCATGTGTCGTATTCAGCAATGTGATCAAAACACATATAGCCGCCAGCTACCTTTTTAATGATAGGATAGATATTGATATTGATTTTCTTTGCCAACTCTTTCCGGTCTTTCGCCTCAATAAAAACTTTCGCCATTTCCATTACCTCCTCGTTTATTGGTTACATAAAAAATCATCATCGGAAAAAATAATGCCTGCGTAATGGTTAAAAATTATATCGTCTGGTATTTCGCGACTTTCGGATAATTCTCCCCATGATATTCCATCGGTTGCAAGTTGTTCGACATAAGATTCTTTTAGTTCGTCCATCTCATCCCGGCTTAAGTCATAAACGGTTTTCATTTTGTTACCTCTCTTTCGCTTGTTTGTTTTGTTGTACTCAGTATATCACCGTCCAATTACCTTGTCAAGCATTTTATGATATTTTTATAAATATTTTTATGCCATATATATTTATTTTGAGGTATACGGCTGCCTGGATCAGTCAGAAAGTATGTGTAAAGTAAATTTACTTAACATAATATTAGATATTTAATGTGCGTCATATTTAAGTAAATGTGCTATACTAATTAATTGTAAACCTATAAGAGAAAAAGAGGTTAACAATCTTATATGAACATATGAGCAAGTATTCATATGTTATTGTGTGAGATATGGCATTGATGAAAATATAGAGTTTTAACCGAATGGTCATTCTTTTATAATAAGGACAATTCCCACCAACATACTAGGAATTAAGATTACAATCGGATCCTGTCTGTTTCCAACTGGATTCAACCCATAAAACCATAATATATCCGATTCTGTATCTTATCGGATATTTTTACGGGTATATTCGGTAGGTATCACAAGCAATATACCCTTCAACTACTCAATCTGTATAGATATGCAGAATTTATGCATAAATATATGGTTACTACCAGATCCTCTTGATTATAAAATTCTATCTGGTAGGGTATGGGGGTACACTCCCACCACCGTCTTTGATCCCCACCCCCATATATAATAATTAGTGTTGAGATTACATATCAAAATTTTAAAACCAATTCTTAATCAAAGTCAGACACCTCTATGCGGTAGCGATTGATGTTTAATTATATCCTCTTTGTCAACACGGTTCCTGTACCAGTATGTCTATCCACTATCCCGATTAAACGAAGCTATGTTTGTATAGGGGGATATATCTCGTTCCCTTAAAAATGAACAAAAAAATAAAGGGCTATGCCCCTATAATTTTTATAAAATTTGTGGTTTCCGTTTATATAATATAATATTCCGTCCCAGCTATCGCTGGGCTTAACATACGTGTTGTATACATCTGACACGAACAACTACGGCAATACTGTTATATGCCTTGTGTTCGCTAGAGTCTTTTCTTTTATTCTTTTTTAATAACCAAGTTAGTAGTAGTTGTGGTGTTACTTAAAGACTTCGTTTTTATATATTATATCAATTTTTTCGCACTTTTACAAGGTAATCACTTGCAAGAATTTTCACAAATATAAAGATATTATATATATAAATATATATTATAACTATAATTTATAATAAGTTTCAATCAACTTATACATAAATTAGAATATTGTGGTATAATACTTATAGGTAGATTTGTCTTCACGGGTATTTCTACATATTTGACCCGCCGCACCTCTCAGATGGAGTGACCCTGCTATCAGGGCATGGAAACCCGATGTGACCCATGGCGGGTTGCTTATTATGCCCCTGTAGCCCAACGGAACGGCAACTGCCTTGTAAGCAGTCGATTGTGGGTTCAAATCCTACCAGGGGCTCCAATATGTTTAATGTCGGCAGGAATGTAGATTTTTTTTGTTTAATGAGGTGATGTTGTGAGTTTTGATAAAGCCATCCAGCATGGCAAAGTAAGGCGCAAACCATATAGAGGCAGCAAGGCAGTAGACCGCACTTGTCGCAATCATGGGAGTTGCTCTTGGTGTCAACAAAACAGAACATATCAAGCTCGCAAATGGGAATTATTGTCTGATGTGGATAGTGAGGTGATGGCATGGCAGAACCAAAGAAACGGGGTAGACCACCAAAAGTAAAACCAGTAGAGCAAGTGGTTGAACTTATACCTCTTATTAAAGAAGAAACAGAGCCTAAACCGGAACTGGATTTAACACCTAAGAACAAGGGCGGTAGACCTAAAGGGTCAATATACACCGAAGAAGAACGGGAAAAAATACTCGCCTATATGGTAACACACATGAATCCGCACACACAAAAGCCTAATCTCAGACGTTGTTCACAAGAAATTAGTGTACCGTATGCGACATTACAGGCTATATGGGACAAGCGGGACGAGATGGCACTTGATATAAGAGAGGCACGGCAGGAATGGATACCGTCTGTTATAGAGGCTTGTCAAAGGGTGGCGTTAAAGGCTGTTATACAGGCTGAGAATAAGATTGAAAATGCAGGTCCAGGTGAAGCAGCTAAGGTGGCAGGGATACTTATAGACAAGCAAGCACTCCTGTCGGGGATGCCGACTTCCATTGTCAACAGCAATATAGCGAATATGTCGGATGAAGAACGTAGGGCAAGGATTGATGAACTTGAAGCAAAACGTGCAGCAAGGCAAAGACCTAAAGAATTGGCTCAATAAGATAATCCAGGGCGATTGCCTAGAAGTGATGCAGGGGATACCCGACAAGTCAGTTGATATGATACTCTGTGATTTGCCCTACGGTACAACCGCTTGTAAGTGGGACACGATTATTCCTTTTGAGCCATTGTGGGCGCAGTATGAGCGGATTGTTAAAGACAATGGTGCGATAGTGCTGACCGCAAGTCAACCGTTTACTACGAGCCTTATAGCAAGCAATATGGTGATGTTTAAATATGAGTGGATATGGGATAAAGGGGTATCTGGTTCTTTTGCTATTGCTAAATATCAACCTTTAAAGACCCATGAAAATATTTTAATTTTTGGCAAAAACAAAATTTTATATCAACCTCAAATGGTAAAAAGGGAAAAACCGGCTCGAATTGGTGGAGTTAAATCAGGAAGCAAACAAGGTGGTAGGGATATTATTTATAATCCCGATAAACTTGATGCTAGAAAAATATATAATGAGGCGTTCCCTAAGACTATACAATATTTTTCACCTCGTTCCATGAAAAGTGATAGGGGATTACACCCCACGCAAAAACCGGTAGCACTCTTTGAATACCTAATAAAAACCTACACTCAACCGGGAGAGATAGTCTTAGATAACTGTATAGGTTCCGGTACAACCGCAGTAGCCGCCCTCAACACGGGGCGGTTTTTTATTGGCATAGAAAAGGAACCGCAATATGTGGAGATAGCAAGACAAAGAGTAGAACAGGCACAGGCGCAACAAAGCCTATTTGGAGGGTAATATGGCAGACAAAGGGTTGGGGGAGTATCTAACCCCACAGCAAGAGGAAATAGCATATCTTGAAATGCTTGAGTTGGAAAACCAACAGTTTGCCAAAGACTACTACATTGATTACGTTGAATATGTCCATAGAGGCCAATGGAAAACAGCAAAGCATCTGGAGTTGATATGTAATGAACTCCAAAAGATTATAGATAAACCAGACCAATCACATCGAATAATGATATTTATGTCACCACGGGGAGGGAAAAGTCAATGCGTGAGCGAAACATTCCCTTCCTTTTTTCTTGGTCATTTCCCCGACAAGCGGGTGATGATAGGCAGTTATGGGGATTCATTGGCACAGAGATTCGGTAAGCTGAACAGGCAGAAGATAAGCGAATTTGGGCCATCCATGTTTAATGTGTCCATATCAAAACAAAAGTCATCCATGACCAATTTTGATATAGAGGGACACAGAGGCGGTATGCTCAGTATCGGTATCGGCTCCGGTGCAACAGGGCATGGTGCTGACCTGCTCCTACTTGATGACCCTGTCAAGAATAAGGAGGAGGCCGAATCTCAGACATACAGGGATAAGATATGGGCAGAGTGGCAGAACACATTTAGAACTAGACTCCACCCTGGCGCATCGGTCATCTTGATTATGACCAGATGGCATGAAGATGATTTAGCGGGACGGTTGCTCAACCCTGAGTATGGTGAGGTTGATGATTGGAGAATCATAAATATTCCTGCCATAGCAGAAGAAAATGATTTACTTGGTAGACAACCAGGGGAACCGTACTGGCCTGAACACGGATTTGATTTGAAGTGGGCAGAAGATACTAAAAATGCGGTAGGTACGCAGACTTGGAACGCATTATACCAACAAAGACCCGCACCGGCAGAGGGAGCCATGATAAAGCGGGAATGGTTTAAGTTTTATGAAGAAGTCCCGACTAACTTTGACCTATTGTTACAGAGTTGGGATTTATCCTTCAAAGATAGCGTAGGGAGTGACTTCGTATCGGGAATGGTGATGGGGAATGTCGGGGCCAACATATATTTATTACCTGACATATCTTATGGCAGAATGGATTTTCCGACTACATTAGATGCGATAAGGAAACTAACAGCAAGGAATCCCAAGGCGCACTTAAAACTGATAGAGGATAAAGCTAATGGCCCTGCTGTTATTGCCATGTTGCGTAAGGAGATACGTGGGATTATACCCATAACACCCAAAGGCTCAAAGGTAGCAAGGGTTAGTGCCGTATCCCCGCTGATGGAGGCCGGTAACGTATTCTTGCCATCCCCCAAAATATGTTCTTGGGTAGAAGATTTCATAGAAGAATGTGCTGCTTTCCCCAATGGGACACACGATGATCGCGTTGACAGTCTAAGTCAAGGGTTACAACGGTTCATGTACGCAAGGGAAAAGAAAGCGAAGATAAAAGACAGGGACGAGTTTTTACATAGGAACACAAGCAACATTGATGACGTTTACAGGGGTGGGGAACCATCCGACAGTTACACCCGATTCGGTATGAAATAGGGGGAATTGAATAATGGTTTATTCCTTTATGGCAGGGTTTTCCCTGCTTTTTGTATTTATGTGTCTGTTTTGTTTCAAGACAGGGTATAACGCAGGACAGGCGGTAGCACAGGGCAAGCCCATTGAGCCGTTGATTGCCAATCCTATTGAGTACATCGAGCGCAGAGCAGAAGTCAAGAAAACTCAAAAAGAGAATGACGTTATCGCCAAGGGTATAAGCAATCTGTTTGCCTATGATGGTAGCCCACAGAAGGGAAGTGAGTAGGTGGCAGAGATGAATACCGATGCCTGGAAGTTATATGAAACAGGTAAGTCATACCATGAGAAAATCCATCTTGTTTATGACGTTGATATTGCAGAACGATTCTACTCAGGGGATCAATGGCATGGAGTACAGGCAAACGGTCTGCCCACTCCTGTTTTTAATATTCACAAGAGGGTTATAGATCATTTTATTTCTTCTATATTAAGCCAGGATATACGGTTGCAATTCACGCCTTATAATATACCCAAGGAACCGGAAAATCCTAAAGACCAATACAAGGCGTATGCAGCGGAGATAGTCAATGAACAATGCCTTAACCTTTGGGAACGGTTGAAAATGTCAACCATCATGCGCCACGCATTGAGGGATATGGGATTAAGCGGTGATGCCGCAGGGTATTCCTACTTTGACGAAAACCTAATGATAGCCGATCCCATAGAGGTAGATGGGGTGGAGGTAGAGCGACCTAAGGGCGATATAGCTTTTGAGTTGGTTGATAACGTCAATGTTATGTTCGGCAATCCCAATGATTACAGGGTGGAAACGCAACCCTACATATTAATAGTGTTCCGGTCTTTGGTTGAGGATTTAAAAGAAGAAGCAAAGGCCAATGGTATACCCAAGCGGGATTACGAATTTATCATGGCTGATAATGACGTAGAAAACCAGGCGGGTGACAGAGCCAAGATAGAGTTAGACAGCAAGGACGGTGGGGGTAAAGCAACCACCATTATTAAGATGTGGCGGGACAAGGAAACCAAACGTATCTTTTGGAACAAGTCAACTAAGAATTGCACGATAAAAAAAGATGTAGACGCCGGACTGTCTCACTACTTAATAGCATGGACAAGTTGGGGATTCCGCAAGAACAGTTATCATGGCATAGCGGTAGGGACAGAGATAATTCCGAATCAAATCTTCATTAATAAGATGTTCGCTATGGTCATGTTAAATCTCATGCAGACCGCATTTCCCAAGGCAGTATATAATTCTTCTTTGATTGATAAGTGGTCGAATCAGATCGGTGAAGCGATACCGGTTGAAGCCGCCGAAGATATGGGCAGGGTGGCCATGTATCTATCACCTGGGGTAATGAGCAGCCAGGTAATGAACGTCATAGATGCTGCCATCAATTACACCAAACAGATGCTTGGAGCCAATGATGCGGCTTTGGGTGACATAAGACCGGAGAATCATAGTGCCATCATAGCTTTACAGAAGGCCGCCATGGTTCCGCTAGAAACCGTACAGAGAAACCTCTATCAATGGGTAGAAGATATAGGCAGGATATGGTTTGACATTATGGCACACAAGTATGGTAAACGTACCGTTGTCCATAAAGGCCAGAAGGTAGAGTTTGATTTCGACACCTTGCGTGATATGCAAATGAATCTACGTATAGACGTTGGAGCATCAAGCTATTGGAGCGAGATAACCTCTGCGCAGACCCTTGACAGCCTGTTTAGGGAGAAGTCGATAGACTTTGTTCAGTATTTAGAGCGTATGCCAGAGGGGTATATACCCCGTAAGCAGGAGTTGTTGGATGACATCAAACGCAAGATAGCGGAGAGGGCAGGGAAACCAGAGGCACCCATTGATAAACCGAGTGTATCAATCAGTTATACTGACCTACCTATCAATGGGCAGATACAGTTAGCGCAACAGATAGGTATAGAGTTGCAACCGCAAGACTTCGCTAATATGCCGATGGATGAAGGGCAGATGCAATCTCAACCTATGCCTATACCAGAGAAACCGCCAATGCAAATGCCTCCACAAGGGGGCATGGTTATTTAATGAGGTTTATAATCAAAGACTTCGGTAATTTAGATTATGCCTATGTGTTGCCGTTGGGGGATATGCATATTGGCGATCCTGCCTTTGACAGTAAGAAGTTTATCAAACTGAGGGATTGGATACTAGAGAATCCCAATGTCTATGTAATCCTTGTTGGTGACATATTGAATTGCGCCATCAAGAGCAGTAAGTCTGAGATATACAATGAGTTAATGAATCCCCAACAGGCCAAGAAATATGCCATGGAATTATTGACTCCCATCAAAGACCGATTGATCGGGATGGTGGCAGGAAACCATGAATACCGTATATACAGGGAAAGCGGGACAGATATAAGTGAAGATATAGCGGATAGATTGGGCGTTCCGTATGATATGGACGGTCTGTTATTGAATATGAAATTCGACCCGTACCCTGAGTTGCGGAAGGGCAAGATAAACTATACGACCTATGTAAGTCACGGATTCGGTGGTGGAGGCACGAAGGGTGCAAAGATAAACGCAGTATCTAAACTGAGCAATATCGTGCTTGCCGATATATATGTGACGGGACATGTGCATTTTGCAACAGTATTCAAAGATTCGTTCTTTATTCCAGACACCCGTAACGGGAAAATAGACAAAATGACCCGTACCTTTGTAAGTGCGGGTTCTTTCTTGTCATGGGGAGGGTATGCAGAACGTATGTCGCTTGCCCCTGCCAAGTTAGGCACTCCAAGGATACGCCTTGATGGGCAGAAGAAGGATTGCCATGTATCAATATAAGGGGGTTATAGATATGGAACTGGGGCTGTCGTTACCACCTTAGTAATGGGATTACTCTTAATTGTTTATGTAATAACGCCTAGGGGGTGATGCTCATGGACACCGCCATGAGCGAATAGACCTAGCGTAGCCAAATGGACAAGTGGGTGTGAACGCCAAGATAGAGATGCAGGGGTAGGGAGCATATTGGCGTGAATATTGTTTAGCAACGGAGTTTCGGAGAGTTTCGCTACTTTCCGATTCTCCGTTTGCTTTTTATTTATGAAACGGGCGTTGACTTTTGACAAGTGCCGCCGACTTGAAAGGGGTATTCAGTAATGGAAGAACTAGGAACTTCGGGCGTAGAAAGTGCTTCTGTTGAAAGCACTCCTGTTGCCGCCGAACAGGGGAGTCAAGTTGAAACTGCCGCTGTACCGGAAGATACAGGAACACCTACAACGGGCGAAAGCACTCCTGCCGCCGGGGAGAGTACAGGAACAGAGGATAAAACCGAGATAGCATTTGCAAAGAGGTTGGCGAAAGAGCGGGAGAAGATTGAGGCAGAAGTGTTTGCCAAAGCACAAGCACAGATAATGTCTAATGATCCCACAATGAAATTCGTCAGCAAAATAGCCAAAGAGAATGGCATGACACCCCAAGAACTCGTGCAGTATTGGGAGCAGGAACAACAGAGGCAGGAGAGGGAGCAATTCTTGGCACAAGGAATTCCCGAACACCTGGCTGAGAAACTTCAAAAATTGCCTGAGTTAGAGAGCAAGGTGCAGGGTTGGGAAAAAGCCCAAGCCTTAACCAAAAAAGTACAAGCGGAACGCAAAGAGTTTTTCGAGCATTACCCTGATGTTCAGATCGCAGACATTTCGGAAGAAGTGTTCTTCCTCATTGACAACAGGGGATTGACCTTGCTTGATGCGTACAACCGTGTCCATGCGAAAGAGAGAATAGCGCAGTTAGAAAAGGCATTAGGAGTGAAGGAGAAAAACGCTGCCAATACGGGTGGCACTCCAGGTAGCGTAGCAGGGCAGGGTACTGTACCGTCTGACTTCATAAGTTACGAAACATTCCAAGCCAACAAGAGCAACCAGAGATGGGTAATAGACAACCTATCAATAATAAACAAGAGCCGCTCCAAGTGGGGAGGTTAATATGAAAGGATGATTAAAGGATGAACGTTAATAACGTAGCCAGAGGATTCATACCGGAACTATTCGATGCAAGTGTGTATCGCACATTAGAGGACAATCTTGTCCTAAAGAAAATTTGTACTGCTGCTTTAAAAGCACCCATCAAGGAATATGGTGACACCGTATATTTCACTGACCTTGCCGATCCCACCATTACCGATTACACCGGAACCCTAAACGCTGAGGACTTGGTTGATTCTCAGATCGCCATGCTGATTGATAAGACTAAAACCTTCGCCTTTAAAGTGCATGACGTTGACAGACTTATGGCAAACGTAGACCTCAAAGGTTCACAGGCTGAGAGAGCCGCCTATTCGTTGAAAGATGCAGTAGAGAGAGATGTATTCCGTTATGTTGGCGATTATGCTAATGCCGGCACTGCACTTACCGCAACCATAGATGCTAGTCTTGCCATCAGTACAGTATCTGAACTAGCACGGCGGTTGTATGAGAACAACGTACAGGACAGCAATATGTGGATGCTTATTCCCCCGTGGATGATGATTAAACTGAAAATTGCCGGTATCGAATTTAGCATTAACGAAGGTATCAACGGCAAGGGTGGCATGCAATGGTCGAAAGACCTTGGTTTCGATGTGTATGTAACCAATACCGTCTACAATGCCAATACTCAGGCGGCTCCGGTATCAACCGTACTGGCGGGTTCATATCAGGCCATTGGTTATGCTGACCAGCAGTTAACAACCCGTACCATTGAACTGTCTGGAAGTCGTTCTACTCAGTTGGACGGTGGACTGGTTTATGGTTACAAGGTAATTAAACCGAAGGAGCTGGCGAAACTTACTGCCACCTTCCAAGCTGAGGCGGCTATTTGACCTTAAACATTAACAACCTCCATTAAAAGTTGCTATACTATATAAGAGGTGATTTACTATGAGCAAACTCATAAATATAGTGGGGCAAAAATATGGAAGGTTATTGGTGTTAGAAAAAGCCGAATCTCAAAAAGGACGCACTTTATGGAAGTGTCTTTGTGATTGTGGTAATGAGGTTGTAATACAGGGATTATTGTTAAAGAATGGACATACCAAGAGTTGTGGTTGCCTCCGTAAAGAAATGGCAGCGGAGGCGAAAACCACACATGGTATGGGGAAAACCAAACTAAATTATGTTTGGTTGGACATGAAGGGTAGATGTTTGCGCCCAACCCATCGAAGTTACAAAAACTATGGCGGGAGAGGTATAACATATACTAAGGATTGGGAAACATTTGAGGGGTTTTATGCCGATATGGGTTCTACTTATCAAGAGGGTTTAACTTTAGATAGGATAGATAACAACAAGGGGTACAGTAAAGATAACTGCCGTTGGACTACTGTATTAATTCAAAATAACAATAAAAGAAATAGTGCTTTAGAAACGGTAGATGGTATAACTGCAACTCGTTCTCAATTGAGCGATATGTATGGAATACCGAGATGTACTTTTTATTGGCGAATAAACGCCGGAATGAGCGTGGAGGAAGCATTAAAAACCCCACGGAGGAAACCTAAGTTAAACCGATAATAGAAAGGATGATTGAATAATGGGTAATATAGCGATTGTAAATAGTCTTGTTGCTAAGATGGCAACTAATCAAGTGCTGACCATGACCGCTGCCGATGAAGATAATGCGGGCGTAGCACAGAAATTCGTCTATACCCCTACCGGAAAAGACAGTAAAATTTGTTTTGTTATCTATAATGGCGCAACCGAGAAACTTGATGTGACCATATCTGCCGGTAGTGGGGTTTTTGGACTTCCTGCCAAAACCACTCAGATTCCCAATGTTGCCGGATATTATCTTATCCAGTTAGAAACTGGTCATTACAGACAGGCAAATGGGACGGTAGAATTGTCCCTTGACCCGAATAATGTCGCAAAGAAACTGACAACCGACCACGGTGTCACCGTTGGGTGCATAGAATTAATCTAATTATAAGAGGGGGCTTTTGCCCCCTCTCTTTTGTTTAGGAGGACATAATGTTATTTTACGGTACGCCTGGGGAGGCAGTAAGAGTAGCTAAGCCAAAGAGAGGCGGCAAAGGATTCAATTATGAGGTAAAGGGTAGGTTTAATGCAGAGGGACATTTTGAAACAGATGATCCGACATTGATCGAGAAGTTAAAACGCAAGTATAAATGGTACAATCCCGATGCCTACCATTGTACCAAGTGTGATTTCCAAACCACCCGGAGAGGGGAGTTTTCGGTACATTACCGACATAAACACCCAAAACCTATATACGATGATTGGGAGGAAGATGAATGAGCCAAGCATTAATGAATTTCCTAGGGCAATCCTTGGGTAAGGGACAGGCAACAGGGGGTACTAAGACTACCCTGTTAGATACTAGAAAAGTATTTGTGGATGGGATGCTTAACGGCAGGATAATCCGTATGACCATAGGCGGGATAGACTACTACCGTACTATTACAGGCACAACCGCATCAACGTCAACTATTACATTTCCAACCCTGCCAGGGACACCGGCATCTTGTGCATGGACAGCAGTAGCGGGTCATGTGATAACCACCACTAGCGTAGCCGATGGGGGCAACGATTATACCATCGTAGCGGCATTGGCAGTAGGCAAAAATAAACCGTTGGCAGTTACATTGGTAGGCAATGTAATCACCATAGCACTTGCAACAGGAGCAGGGGGAGCAAGTAACGATGCTGCTAATACTACAACCTTGGTAGCGGCTGCGATAGATGCCTTGGCAGAATTTACTTCTAGCGTAACGTCTGGTGGTGGTTCTGGCGTAGTAGCGGCAACCTCCGCACCCGTAGCGTTCAGCGGTGGTGTAGATGAAGTAAAACCTGTTAGCGGTACTCATTATGAGGTTGTTGGTGGCATAGGTAGTGCCGTGTCACTATCGGGCAGTAATGTTGAGCAAGATGGTAGCTTAAAAACTACTATGACAACTGCTCTGGATTCTGATTACGATTCCATTAATGTAGATAAAATGGGAAAGGGCGGTGTAACTACCGTTCATTCTGCTATTGCCGATACTGCGACAAGTGATGAAGTTGATTGTCGTGGGTATAATGCTGTTTTAATTGAGGTGGCAATATCCGCGGAGGCTAAACTTTGGACATTTAAAGTACAGGGCTGCATGGTCAGCGGCGGCACATTCGTTGATTGGTATGAGATGGCAAACACCGGGACTATGAATTTAATGAGTTATCAGACCAATACTAGTAAGGGTTGGGTATTCAAGGGTATACCTGACTACATCAAGATAGTAGCGACTGAGGATGAAGATACTGCAACTTGTACCGTTAAAGTCCAACCCCTTAACTTATAGGGGGGGTGTAAACATGACAAGAAATGCGTTACCACAAAACTATATTGTAAACCAAGGCACATTATTAGACGATTTTGAAACTGCAGGAAGTTATACTGGCGTTTATGGCTGTACAGTAGCGGCAAACACAACCGAGTACAAAACCGGGAGTAAGTCATTAAAGGTTACGGGGAACGTTGGAGTTGGATGTTCTTTTGACAAGGTTATTAATGCTAATTTATCAACTGATTGCAAAAATATGGGCATATGGATTTATTTTCATAGTGATCCCGCTACAACTTTAGCATATGCAATAATATTTTTAAGTTCTACCGCTGATTTTTCAAAACATTTTTATAAAGCAATTAGCTTAACTACTAACCCAGAATTAAAAATAGGTTGGAATTGGATTCCTCTTTATGGCATAGGATCAGGCGTAGCTTGGACTAATGTTGGCTCAGATAGTTGGGATAGTCCCAGAATAAGAATGCGTATATCTATAAACTCAAAAGCTGGTCAACAAGCAATTATGTCGTTTGATTCTTGGTATGTTGGTATAAAATACAGACCAAAAGCGTTAATTATGTTTGACGATTGTACTTTATCTAGCTATACAGAGGGTTTTAGTTATATGCAAACCAAGGGAATAAAGGGTACATCTTATATTAATAGCGCAGTTATAAACAGTACACAGGAAGCACAACTAGTCGAAATGTATAATGCTGGATGGGCAATAGGGAATCATAGTAGTACTCACGAAGATTTTGGCGCATTATCACAGGCAGTTATTGAAGAAAGGTTGCAAGCTTGCACAGACTGGCTTTTGGCTCATGGGTTTAACAGAGGAGCATATCATGTTGCTTATCCATTTGGCACTCAAAATGCGGCGGTATTGGCGGCAATGGCTAAATTAGGGATGAAAACTGGTAGAAGCGTTACTGCATATTATCAAAGAACCCCTCCGCAAAATAAGTATATTTTAGGATCTAGTTCTATTGGTGAAAGTACAAGATCACTTGCAACGGCTAAAGGTTATGTTGACTCTGCAATAGCTGCTGGACATTCAATGTTCTTTTTGTTTCATCACCTTGCTGTATCTGCAGCATCGGCAACATGGGCAATAGCAGATTTTCATACATTTATTGATTATCTTATAGAACGTGGAGTAGAATGTGTGACTATTGATGAATGGTACGAGGGGTTGACTAATCCGAGATATAGATCAGTTCCACTTAGCAGAGCAACAGTCTAATTCAATAAACGGACAAGCGAATATGGAATAAGGCCACTCCTTCGGGGGTGGTCTTATAATGGGGTGATGTAATGGCACAGACACAGATAATCAGGTGTATCAAGTGCAACAATGTACTCGGCACAGTCGATGCCTTAAATGGTGATTACAAAGGCATAACCTTCAATCAGAAGTTAGACAAATTGGAAAAAGAAATAGCAAAACTTGAAGGCAAGACAGACAAGATCATCAAGAAAACACAGACCAAAGCAGGGTACAGGGTGCAGAAAGAATCAAAGGTAAATATAGAAGAACGTAAGGCCGTGACTTGCTCATGCGGTCAAGTTAATGGGATTTACTGAGTCAAGGGGGTGAAACATTGGCAACCACAGACGCAATCATAGATTCTTGCTTGGAGGCGATAGGAGAGTCAGACACAACTAATCCGGTCTTAATGACCAGGGCAAAGGTGCTGGCGTTATGCAACACCATCTACCTTGATGCAATGAAGAAAGTACGGGCATTGGCAACATATTCTTATGATGCCTCAGATGCCAACCATACCATAACCAATGGGGTAGGCACTCTACCAACAGACTATCTAATGATGCACAGGGTATATGACGGTGATGCACCCGATGATTACCCCTTGAATTGGACAAAGAGCATTGATGACAAAGTGAATGACGCGGATACTACCACGCAATTCATGATTCCCGACTCTCAGACATTATGGATATTCGGCAAAACTCCTACCAATACAGTCAAGATTTACTATTACAAGAAACCTACCGCCTTGACTGATGCCGGTTCATCGACACCTACATTGCTTGACGAGAAATTCCATGTCGGGGTGAAGGGGATATTTGAGGCAGGAGTAAAAGCTGAATACGCCAAGAGGGATAATTCGACCTATGACCAACTAGATATGTTGGCTTTATATCAAGACTTGTTGGACGAGATAGGTGCATACCACAACCGCAATAAGGTTGATGATGACACTAATCTTATTGTCAATATGTATGGAGGGTGTGATGTTGGTTGAGTTTTAATAATGTATTACAACGCAAGGGCAGACTGAGCCAACAAAAGCGTGACCAACTCCTAGAATACGCCAATATCGTAGGTGTCAACTATGCCGATTCGATATACACGATGGCAGAGAATCAGAGTCCATACGCTAAGAATGTAGACTTTGGTGATCCTATCGGTTGCTTCACTAAACGTAAAGGTTATGAATCCCTTATAACCTCATTGGGTACAGGGAAGGTGCTTGGCCTTAACAACTGGCAGCATAGCGTTGGTGACAAAATGCTTATGGCATGGGGAAATGACCTCTATGTATTGGGTGGCACGGTAGGTAGTGTAGCCAAGTCAAGCGATGCGGATTGGAACGCAGGGACACATAATCTTACAGAGGTAAGTAGCGGGGATATTGTTTTATCTAATGGAACATGGACAGATGCCATTACCGCCACCGCAGATTTCAATGGTTCACATAGTAACACTGCTGCCGCTAGTGACAAGGTTAGTTTGGTGGATGCTACCGTAAGTCAAACTGTCGTTATAACCCAAAATGTTGCCACGGGTACAGATGTCACAATTAATTCCACTACCTCACAAGGACAGACCATAACGATGCCCACGGGGGTAACCAATGTTAGTTCAATACAAGTTGGTGTGGATTTAGTTACGACAAGCGGCGATGTAACCATGACCTTCTATGATGGTGTCGCAAAGTCCAATACGCTAGGTTCAGCAGTAGTAAGTATAACCACAACAGGCACTAAGACATTCGCAGTAGGGGCATTGGGATTAACTGTCGGAGAAACCTATTATTTTGAACTAACTACCGCAAGTGCGAGTATAAAGATTAAGGCTTCCGATACATCCGATTATGTCGATGGAGCCAGGTATTTAAATGGTTCAGTTATGACCAATGACTTGACTTTTTGGGTTTATACCGCCACACCG